TTTTATGACTTTTCGAAGTTTCACATTTATTGCAAATTGCGCAAAGACCATTTTGTTTTTGATTTAATTCTTCATATTTACTTTCATCAATTAATAATTGTCTTTTATATTTTTTGTCACGTTCAAGACATTTTTCATAATGTTTTTTTCTTTGCTCTAAAGCATATGCCCTATATTTATCAGGATTAGCATCATACAACCTTTTTTTCTTATCACTCACACAAATCTTACATTGAAAATATGGATATCTTTTTTCTTTATGAATTGAATATTGTTGATAAACCATATCAATTGTTAATTCACCATGCATCTTACATATTTTTACAATCATTAAATAACTCCTTATGAACTGCAAATTGTACTGCAAACTATAATTTAAATCAAAACAAATTGGTGGGGTCGTACATATGGGGTCGTAAGCTACTTTTAGATGTATGAAAATGTATCTATCGGGCAAAGGATTTGCCTAGGGTCTCAGGCCGCCGGAAGGTCTAGGGTTATCTGTCTACCGTATGACGGATGACATCTTGGAGATGTCAACATGGAGAAGTTGAGATGCACGAGGACGAAAACGCTTTAGCTGAACAAGTTAGTGGTGATGATCAAGATGGGCAATCGGGTGCTGTCGATCCCGGCTACGAATCAGAGCAAGAAGCTCTGGAAGTAGGCGAGGAAGGTACGGAAGATGGAGAAGGACATCTGTCATCTGTGCAAAAAAGAGTACATGCACTTAAGCGCAACCACCGCAAGGAAATCAGAGAACTTCATGATCGTATATCGCACATAGAGTCTTTGAGAGGTAGTGAGAGCGCAAACCCCGGAATGGTTACTCATAACAATCCTTACAATTCACCCGGACAGCCACCACCGCCCGGAATGAATGAAGAGGAGCGAATACAGCATGCAGTACGCTTGGCTCTTGGAATGAAGGAACATGAAGAGAAACAGGCCAAAAATGCAGAAATGCAAACTCATGTACACAAGCAGTATCAACGCTTGAATGATGAGTTTGATCATGCATCAGACAAGTACGACGATTTTGACGAGGTGGTACGAGGTAACGATGTTCCCTTTACTCCACCCGTGCGGGATGCACTGTTACTCGTTGAAAATCCGGCTGAGGTAGCTTACAGGTTAGGCAAAAATCGTGGCGAACTTGAGCGCATTTCTAAACTCCATCCCTTAGATCAAGCACGGGAAGTGAACAAGCTGTCATTTAGTTTAATGGGGAACCGCGGGAAACCGACTGCTAACCAGAAAACTACCCCTATGGGTAGCATTAGACAAAATCCAGCTAGTTCCTCCGGTGCTGTTACAGGCAAAACGCCTCCGGGTGAAATCCGTAGGCGTATGAAGGCTGGTACATGGAAGTGATCTAAGGGTTTCAAGGACGAAACCCACTGAAACCCTTGGTACACCGCTATGTACCCATTTAACGGATTAAATGGAGACTAGCAATGGCTAACCAATTTATTACAACCGACCTGGTATCAAATACCGCGTTGGCAATGTTTGCGAACAATGCGCCTTTCGTGATGACTGCATCACGTATTTATCAAGATGACTTCGTGTCTTCTGGGTATAAAATAGGCGATACGCTACAAGTACGTAGACAGAACCATTTTATTGTTGGTGATGGCTCCGTGGCTACTCCTCAATCAATTATTGAGACTGTAGAAACGATTGTCATTCAGCATCAATATCATGCTTTGATTGCGTACACTATCCAAGATTTGTCTTTACGAATCGAAGACTTTTCGCGTTTGTTTATTGCTCCTGCTATTCAGGAAGTAATTACACAGATGGAAAAAGATATTGCTTCTGCTGCTGAACAAGAGCTTAACTTCTTCACGGGTACTGCGGGCGTTGCAATCAACTCCTTCACCACTGTAGATATGGCTGGTGCAAAATTGCTTGAGCAAGGTGTGAATATCGCCTCTGATGCTTATATGGCAATGACTGTACGAGATGGCTCAAGCTTGAAAGGTGCTCTGTTAAACAACTTTACTCCAGTATTTAACGAAGACATCGTTCGCTCATCTGCAATTGGTCACTTGTCCTACTTTGACATATTCCAATCTCAGAACATCAAACATCACATTGCTGGTGCTGGCCCAACTCTGCATTCTTCTGATGCGCTTTTGGTTAACGGTCAAGTTACTTCTGGTAACACAATCGTTATGGACGGTGCAACAGTAAGTGTTACTAACTACTTCCTGGTTGGTGATGTGTTCTCAATTGGTGGTGTTCAGTCTGTTAACCCTGTTGGCCGTGCTTCTACAGGCCAAGACATGCAATGGGTAGTCACTGCCAATGCAAGTTCTGATTCAGGCGGTAACTTATCTGTACAAGTAGCTCCAATTATTATCTCTGATACTTTAAACCCTAACCGTAACGTTAGTAATCCTGTGCCAGATAACGCTCCTGTTACCTTGGTTGGATCTTATAACTGTAACGTGGCTTACCCAAGCCGTGGTTTGGATATCGTTTGTCCTCCACTTTACAAACTGCAAGTTCCTTATGCGTCTGTAGCTGTCGATCCTGAAACTGGTTTATCACTTGCGGTAACGCAAACTGGTGACATTTTAGGTTATCAAAACTATATGCGTCTCGACTTACTTTGCGGCTTTAAGTGGCACGCACAATACTCAGTTAAAGTATTGTCTTAAGGAGAGAGCACATGCTGACTTGTATTTATCATCCGCTAGACCACTACGGTGTGGTTGAGCATGACGAAGCCGAACGCCTGATTGCATCAGGTGTTTGGTTTGATTGCCCAACCAAGGCGAAAGCTTATCGAAACAGAGTCGAAGAGGACGTGAAGAACGAAAAAGCCGAAGCCGCAAAGCCCAAAGCTAAAGGACAAATTAAAGGAGATAAACCATGAAAGACAACAAAATGGTTCAGTCTAACAACGCATTTGTTAGAACAGAACAAGCCAAGCAAAAAAAGATGATGGGCAACCGTCCCGTGATGAAAAAGGAAATGGAAGAGTTTAACGCATACATGAGCAATGATGGCGAAAATGCGCAAGACTTCGGCCGTAAACTTTGTAAAGGTTTAGACGATGCGTTTCCTTTGAAATAAGTTGATTCAATCGACATGTCCTAGGTGATGTGTCGATTTTTTCGCCTTTTTTCATCATAAGGAGATGAGCCATGCCGCAAATCGTCAAAACAATGAACCAATTAATAATTAATTCATTATATCTTATTGGAGAACTTGGGGTAGGCGAGGTTCCTGATCCCTATATGCTAAGTGCAGGACTTGAGCTAATTAATGAACTATTAGCCAAATTCGCCGAAGACAGCATCTATATACCCTATTTGACTGAGTTAAATTTTAATTTAATCGTTGCTCAACCGTCTTATACTATTTCGGACATGGTTCCTAATCCTGATGTTGTGGCCGATAGAATTGTAGATTTGTCTTTTGCAAACTACATGGTGCCAAGCGCAGGTCAAGGTATTATCTATCCACTGCAAATCATAAACAAAGCACAGTACTACGGTGTTACTAGACTATTACCATTAAATACAAGACCGGGCTTTATCTTCCTAGATAAACAAGCCGATGAAAGTATTATTACCCTATATCCTGCACCTGATCAGCCTTACCCATGTACTTTAGGGGTTAAATGCATGATTGACAGTTTAGCAGCAAATTCAAATCTTGAAGCATTGCCACCCTTTTACTATGGGTTCTTAAAATATGCGTTAGGTAGAAAATGGTTGTCTTATTACCCATCTGGTAACTGGCCTGAGACTGCGGAAAACGAATATAACGATTATTACGAGTCAATTAAGAACGTAAACGAAACTGATGTCACGATACGCCCATCTGCAACATTGAGCAGACCGGAGCCGTTCTACTGGCAAAATATTTTGGCGTACTAATTATGGCGAGTGATTGCAAAGATTATGACTTTGTAGGCAGTTACGATAACCAGCGCATCAGTACAATCAATGCGGAACGTAGCGTTAACGTATTTGAATACCTTGATGCCAATGGTAAGCGTCCAAAAGCCATGATTTCAACGTCTGGATTGGTTGATTCTACCCTAAACTTTACCCCGGAAACGGGGGGTTCTAGGGCTACTTTTGTATTTAATAATGCAATTTATCAAGTTTTTGGGGCCTCTGTATTTTTAATTACAGGAACGGTGGGTTCATTAACAAAAACTCTTCTGGGAACACTTGTTACCGCTGCGGGTTATGTGGGTATTGATGCGAATCAGTACCAAGTTATCTTTGTTGACGGTGTAGAAGGGTATATATGGGATATCAATGCGACTACTTTTGTACAAATTACTGATGCGGGGTTTCCAGCAAATCCAATTGATGTCACTTACTTGGATGGATTCTTTTTGGTTGCCGCTGGTGGCACTAACAACTTTTATATATCCTTAATTAACCAAGGTATGGTCTGGAGTGGGGGAACAGCAACATTTACGGCTGACTCTACGACTGACATTCTTACCTTAAGCACAAGTAATGCCAACTTTCAAACGGGCGTACCTGTGACATTTACGACTACTGGCACGTTGCCAGCACCGTTAAATACGACCACCACTTATTATGTAATCATGGTTGGCACTCCAACAACAAATCCCGGAACTATTAAATTAGCTACAAGTTACGCCAATGCGATTGCTGGAACCTTTATTGACATTACAACCAATGGCGCGCCGACCAATACAATTACTGTATCAGGACAATTGCAGTTTGGAAGTATTACATCCCATCCGGGAACCATTGTGGCCTGTAGAACACTGCACAGGCGCATATTTTTATTTTCTCAGTACTACTGCGAAGTTTGGGAAAATGCAGGTCTTGGTACGAATTTACCCTTTAGACGCAATAATTCTTTGCTTATGGAAGTTGGTACACCAGCCATAGGAAGCGTTGCGGTTGGATTTGACCGGATGTTTTTCTTGGCTCAAGACCGTGATGGATTAGCCGGAGTGATGGAAGTTAAAGGTACTGAGTCACTACCAGTAAGCAACAGAGCCTTGGATTATCAATTAGCGCAATATGCTGCTGGCCCCGGTGTTTCAGATGCCAGAGGGATATTAATTAAAGAAAATGGATTGATATTTTATCGACTGAATTTTACAGCGGCGAATCACACGTTTGTATTAAATGTGTCCATGAGTACGTCTGATTCGCCCAAATGGCATGAAGAGGAGGTCATCAATGGCGATAGGCACCCCGCCCAAACTCACGCTTATTTTGCTGGCGTTAATTTCTATGGAGATTATGAGAAGGCTTTATTTTACATCGTAAGCGATCAGGTAACGACTAATAACGGTGAACGAATCAGACGCATGAGAATAGGCCGTCAAATGAGTCCAGAGGGTTATAAGCGATTACGCATTGACCGATGGCAACTTGATTTATTACAGGGCGCATTGTCCACGGGTGTTTTAGGGTTTACGCCCGATCACGGTCTGGATAATATTTTAACGATTCCTTATGCGCCAAATGCTCAACCAACCGTTTATTTGTCTGTATCAAAAGATGGAGGTCAAAGCTATGGTAATAATCTGCACGCGACAATGGGCAAGACAGGTGAGCGAACCCATAGAACCGTCTGGCGTAAGATTGGAACAACCCCTAGAGGACAAGGCTTTGTTCCTAGAGTCGAATTCTTTAGCGAGATCCCATTCATTATCTTGGGTGCCTCTTGGAATTTCGAGATTTTACCGGAGTAAATAAATGGCTCGTGACTTTGACTTTTTCCCAACCTATGACCCTTTAGTAAGGGATCAGGTTTATTTAAGTAACGTTTGGGGCGACTTTATGGCGACATTTGTCGAGTCCTTACGCGAATACATGTCATCGGGCGGCTTCTTCGTTCCAAGACTGACAAAAGCGCAAAAAGCATTAATACAAACGCCCGTAGAAGGGCAAATGATTTATGTGAGTGATTCCAATTCACCCACATTGCCACGAACAGCAGCATTACAAATATGGCAAGTAGTGGCAGGTGTAGGACAATGGACAACTATTGTTTAAAATGAATTAACGTATCACAAGGAATGTGACTATGGCTTTCGACAGCGGAATGTTTGGCAGTGGCCTTGGAGGGTTTTTGGGTGGCATGTTTGGCGACTCCGGCAAACCCTATGACAAGGCTACGGAGCAATACAATAAATACATGAATATGGGTCAAGGAGTACAACAACCTTACCTAGATGCTGGTAAACAAGGACTTGGAAATTATCAAGACTGGTTAGATAAGCAAAAAGACCCTACCAAGTTTATTAATGATTTAATGGGCAATTACAAAGAAAGTGATTATGCGCATGGATTACAACAGCAAGCTATGAATGCCGGAAACAATGCAGCATCGGCTAGTGGCATGATGGGAAGCAGTGCGCTTATGCTACAACAGCAACAAAATGCCGGACAAATTGCATCAGGAGATATGAACCAATGGTTGCAAAATGTACTTGGCATTAATACCCAATATGGCGAAGGTCAAAAGGATTTGAAAAATGGTGGTCAAAATTCAGCTAACGCATTGACCGATATGTACAATAATATGGGCGGCAAAATGGGCGAAGCAGCCTATGGGAAAGAAGCAGGAAAGAAAAACGACTTCTGGAACACCATAGGCGGTGGAATAGGCATGCTCGGCAGCTTTTTATAAGGATATAAAATGGCACTTCCATTACCAAGAGTTGTTCCTGATGTTGGCCCCGGTGGTGGTTTAGTTACTGCATTGGGCGGTATTAATGCATTAAACAACAATTATCAAAGTACACGGTATAATAAAGTGAAAGCTGATTATGCGCCTAGCACTCTAGCTGCCGAAGCTGCAAGTAAACTAGCCTATGCCAATCTTATGGGGCCTCAATACGTTGCCAAACTATTACAAAATGATGGGGTATTGGCGAATCTTCCTGATGCAGAAAAGAAAGCTCTATTAGGAATGGTCACTAATGCGGGCGTAACTGCTACCCAAGGCGGAAATGCTTTAGGACAAATGCCCCAACAACAACCTCCTCAACATACAGGGGTTGGACAGCCTTCTACTAATAACTTTTCAGGAATGATAAAGAATGCTCTTATGGGTCTTATTGGTAAAGGACAAGGCCAAGGACAGGCGCAAGGAGGGAATCCATTCTCTAATGCGGCTCAATCAATGCCACAAATGCCACAACAGCAACCTATGGGAATGCCACAAGGCGGAATGCCACAAGGTAATCCAGCAATGAATGCCACGCCTAGCCCACGCCCTAAAGATGGCGTTACGCTTGAAGGTCAACAATGGTATAACAAAAAAGGTGAGCCTGTTTATGCCGAAGAAGAACAGGTTAATGAACCGGGTGACCATGCTATGGAACTTGAGTTAACCCAAGGCCAAAGACCTGAAAAACCCCGTACATGGGAAGAAAACACAGGCACATTCAAAGGAACAGTTAAAGAAGGCGAAGAGCTTGGAAAGCACAGAGCAGAAGCCATCAATGATATTGGCCAGCAACAAATGCAGTTAAGTATCACGGGTGCTAACCTTGATAGAATCATTGATGACATTAACGACCCTAAATTTATGGCGTTGCGTAAAGACTTTCCTTTTTATCAAGACATGCAGCTTAAAGGTTTAAGCAAGATTGGAACGCCTGAGCAGCAAGAAATGATAGGTAACTTCATAGCGGATGTTAAAAGTTTTGCTGGTGCTACAGTGAATTCATTCAAAGGCCAATCAATGAAACGTGAATTTGATTATGCTGATCAACTTAAGCCTAATGAAAATGACACGGTTGCTTCTGCTCGCGGAAAACTCACAGCATTGAAAGCATTAAAAGAGATTGGACAGAAAAAGAACGACATCATTCTTGATTTAATGCAAGATAAACATATGAACTTGGGTGATGCAGTAAAACAAGCTAACAAAATGGTTGATACAAAAGCAATTGGCCAACAAGTCAAAGAGCTTACGCAGCCTAAAGTTACACTTAAAAATAAGAAAACGGGTGTCTCAATTACTGTTACCTTAAACAAGGCCAGAGAATTAGGAGTACCAAATGTCTGATTGGGAACTAGCAACAAGCAGCGCACCATCAAAAAAGATGCGTGGAAAGCCTAATACATCTGAATGGGAAATCGAAGGTGAGACACCCGAAGAAGATGAAGGCGTTCTTAAATCGCTAGCGTATGCTCCTTTCCGTGTCGCAAAAGATTTGGGAATGGGTGCTTGGCATGGCATACAAAAAATCCCTGAACTTTATGAAAGCGCAAAAACAGAAGTTCCGGGTCTTTTGGATATTGCCAAAAACCATAAGGCACATGCTGCAATGCAAGCTTTGGCAGGAAGCCAAGAAGCCATTAATAATATCAATCACATTCCTGTAGGATTGGCAGAGTATGCAAACAAAAGACTCCATCTTTTGCCCAAGGCTGTACCAAACTTTTTGAATAAGATTACGCCTGATACTACAGAGGCCATCAATCAATTATTTGATAAACCTGAATTTGAAGGTGAAAAACTAATTCGCGGTGCGGTTCGCAATGCGCCTTCCCTGATTCCTGCGGGAAAAGCAGTGGGAACCCTTGGGAAACTCAGACCAAAGAACGCCTTGCGTGGAAACCTTACGCCCGAAGAGCTTAAAAATAACTTAAGAATCACCCAAGGAACCGAAACGGGTCTTGGTGATGTTATTGGCAACCCAATGCTTAAGCGTCTTAATGAAAACATTCTGTCAAAAATACCCTTCTCAGGGGTTAATGAAGCCATGCAAAAGAATGCGGGTAATATTATTACCCGTGGTCATAGCTTAATTGACCAATTGGCAGGAAAAAGTAATATTGAGAATTTAGATAAACATTTAAGTGACGCCTTAAAAGAGTCTTTTAAATCCCATCAAGGAGAAAAGAACGCACATTACAAAGGTGTTAATAAATTAGCTGATGAAGTAGGGCTTGAATTGGATTTGCCCGGCTTTGCTGAGAAAGTGAAAAAGCATAAAAACGCCATTGAAGACACTAATATTCTTAAATACGAACCTGATATGCAGAGCCTTCTAAGAAAATTGAGTGGTTACAAAGAGCCTGTTAAGACTGAAACGACTACCGGAAAGCTCGTTGATAAATTTGGTAAGCCATTATTGAACGAAACCAAGGTGACAAGGCCAAGTCTTGAAGAAGCCAATCTTCTCAAAGGAAAATTAAACCAACTTTCCCAACAACACGGGGCATCTTCTCATCCATCAGACCGTCATTTGGCTGGTGTATTTGGAGATTTAGCGCGTACTTTAAAAGGTGATATTGAAGGGGCTATTGAGAAATCAGGGCATGAGCCGCTAAAGAAAGCTTACAAAGCTGCCGAAGATAATTATGCCAAGAAGTTTTCACCGTTTCTTGATAAGCAAATTTATAAACATTTGGGAAGCAATGCTGATCCAGAAACTTTGATTCAATCGTTTGTTAAAACGGGTAAATCTACAGATAGAGCTAATTTGATTAAAAAGCTTACTGATAAGTTACCTATGGAAGATAAAAACTTGCTAGGATATGGGTATTTGCAGCGCGCAATGGATGAGAACAATGTATTAAATCCATTGAAGCTTAAGACTTTATTAAGCAAAAATTCATTGGGTAATAAACAGTTTGAAGCCTTATTTCCTAACCCTGTAATAAGGAACGCTTTAAGAGATTATGTTAATCTTGTTGATATGAATACCAAGGGTTTAAAGTTAATGCAAAACCCGGAAACAGGGCAAATGAATATGGACATTTTACCCCTGCTTTCAAAGTCTCCTGCCAGTTTAGGGGCTAAGATGTTAGGTGCGCCAATTGTTGCTAAGAAACTTAGGTCTGAAAAAACACGAACTAAACTTGTAAACAAGATGGTTAAATCCAAAAAGCCCAAAAACAGTCTTCACCCATTAGAATTGACTTTGATAGGTGGTCATAAGGCATCAGATGAACAAGACTAAAAGGGCAGGGAAAATGACAGAAACAAATAAAATTACAGAGAGCCAACAAAGAAGAACGGTGATCATAATTTAATTCCTGTCAAATGATTAATTATAGAACATATGTAGTATAAAAACAAGCATTAACTTCGCAAGGAATGTGAACATGGCAATTACTTACGTACAAGCGTTTCCGCCCCTATGGTACATCGTAGGCAACGATGGCCTTGCGGCTGGTGGCGCACAAATGTTTACTTATGACTCTATAACTCGTCAACCTAAACCAGTCTATCAAGACCCAGCCGGAACCTTGGCATGGCCAAATCCTGTTATTTTCAATCTTAATGGCACTAACGGCCCTTTCTATTGGCAAGAAGATAGCGCAAACCCAGACGACTTGTACTATGTAGAAGTTTACGAAAAAGACGGTAATCTGCTATGGCAAGCAAACGACTTCCCAGCAAGTGGATCAGGTGGTGGTGGTAACGTCACGACATATATTACTGTGACGAACTACATCACCAATAACCAATTTATCAACCACATTGGGGCGCAAGCGGGTCCTCTCCCTACCAACTTGGTTATCGCCCCATCTAATCACAAAGGCTTTACTCCGGCTCTTACTAACCCCATTGTAGGAACCTATGGAGTGCTTGGCCCTGATATTCGTTTCGTTAAGAATAACACCAATGCGACAGACTCATTAACTTTTGTTCCCTTCGCCTTGTCGGCAGCCCCTTTGACGGGTGATGTAACACCCGTTGAGTACGTAAGATATCAATGCACCAATACACCAACAGGTGAAACATACAAAAGCTTTCAGTTTCCTATAACCCAAAAGGTTAAGAACTTATCGAATCAATCGATGACCTTTGGATTTTGGGCTGCTGTAACTTCCACGCCAGTTACAGTAAATATTTATTCTCGTCAATATTATGGGTCTGGAACTGGTGCCACACCTGAATCATCAAGTACTCGCGTATTGATTGGTTCGGCAGTTTTAAGTTCTACATGGACATGGTTCCCGATTAATTTTACCGTTCCATCAGTAGCAGGTGGATCGTTAGGAACACCGGGCATGCAGACCGATGATGATGCGCTATACATTCAAATTGATATGCCATTAGGTGCGCCATGTGACATATTGTTTACGAAACCTGCACTATTTTTAGGATCTGTAGATCCTGATACTGAGTTTGACTCATATGACATGATTGATTCTATTGACCAAACGCCAAGATGTGGTGATGTAAAAGCAACTTATTGGTCATCAGCGCCTCTTGGATGGGTTCCTATGAATGATGGTACGATAGGAAATGTTGGCTCAGGTGCGACACTTGCTGCCGGACAATATACATTCCAATTGTATAAAACACTTTGGGATGCTGTATCAAACACTTATGCTCCTGTAACGGGTGGTAGAGGTGCAACTGCACAGGCTGATTTCATAGCTAATAAAGCATTAATGCTTCCTCTATCATTGGGTCGTTCTTTAGCCGGAGCTGGATCTGGTTCAGGATTAACAACTAGGGTATTGGGTCAAAATATAGGAACAGAAAACAATACCTTAACTGTTGGAAATTTACCAAGTCCCTTAATTTCTACTGTAGGAACCGCAAATGTTTCATTAGGCGCTGGTGCTACGGCCCTTATAAATAATACGAGTGGATTGGGAATTATATTAAATAGCGGAGGCGGTAATCCAACTAATAACATGCAACCCACAAGTTTCATGAATATTTACATTAAACTTTAAGGAGCCAGGTAATGGCAGTTCAACTATGTAATATAACAGCTTTAGATCCCAACGCTTACACAGGCCCTACACGGGTAATGTCCGGCGTTGCGAGGACTGGAACAGTAACAAACGATACTTATTATGGAGCCAATAACTCCGTTGAATTCGCACGCTGGCTTTATGTTGGCGTGACTGGTGATGTCTCATATACGAAATGGGATGGTACCAACCAGACTCTTACGGGCTTGGCTGCTGGCGTTTGGCACCCGATTTTCTCTATCAAGATTAATTCGAGTGGAACAACGGCAACAGGTATCGTATGGGGAAGTTAGCTAACTTCAAGCGGTAATTAATTATCATTTAATAAGGACATTAAAATGACTCTAAGCTTAGGACAAACAGTTTTTTTTAACGATATCTCTCCAGCAAGAGTGGTATCATTAACTAATGTATCGGGTACGTATTACAACGGCCCAAACAACAATGGTGTTGGCGCAACCTTAACAATTGCTGCAACTACTTTAACTATTGACAGCGTTTTGTTACAGCCAGGCGACAGGATTTTATTGCAAAATCAAACGTCCAATTTACAAAATGGCGTTTACATTTATCAAGAATTTCCATTGCCTTTCGTAACTCCAAGCGTCATTGTTCTGGAACGTGCTTTTGATCAACAAAGCATTGAACAACTGAAACCCGGTCAATTTATCATGATTGGTGCGGGAACTGTTAATGCTGGGGCGGCCTTCGTATTGGTTGAACCAATTCCGCAAGTCATCGGTGTTAATAACATTATATGGGTATCTTCTCCAATCAGTGCGGCTCTCGGAACTGCTGGTGCAAAAGCTGCAACGAACAATGCGCTTCCTGATGTGGTTTCCTCTGCTGGCTCAGGATTTACTGTTGGTAACTTCCTCGCTGCTGGTGATACCGCGGGTTCTGCCGTTGACTCTGGAATCGGTGTTTCAAACGTACTTCAACATGCTCGCGTGGCGTTAACTGCTGCACAATGGAATGGAATGTATGCAACTCCTGTTCAATTGGTAGCTGCACCCGGTGCGAACAAAATCAACGTGGTTGAGCAGATTACCCTTGGCATGACTTTCGTATCAGCGGCTTACGCGGCTGGTGGCGTTGTTGGGGCGCAATACGGTAACACGATTCATGGTGCAGGGCCTGTTGCAAGTACATCAGAAGCGGCGGCTGACTTCTTCGCGGCAGCAAGTACTATGTTTAGATTTGGAAGTAGCTTAAGTACAGGCGCACCTTTCTCAACGACTGTAAACACTGCAATTTATCTTAGTAACTTAACTGGGGCGTTTACCACTGGTGATAGTACTTGGATTGTGGATGTTTACTACAGAACTGTTGCCACTGTGTAATTAATTGGGGGATTAAGTTCCCCTTTTTAAAAGGAATTAAAGATGCCAGGTGTTTACGGTGGGTTAATCGTTATCTTAATTTACTCCTCAAGTGAGAATGTGATTGATAAATCGCTATTCCTTATTACTCAAGGTGGTGATCCGATTCTTACGAACACTGGCGATAATATATTAGTCACGGAAGAGGAATAGACCATGCCCGGTATAAAGATTAGTGCCTTACCTGCGGCCACGTCCGCACAAGTTACAGACGTATTCCCAGCGGATCAATTACCGGGCCCTGTGACACGCAAAATAACTATTCAGCAAGTGTTAGACTTGCTGAGTGGAACCTATGTTGAAAGCGTTTCAGGAACCGCAAACCGAGTTACCTCAACAGGTGGGGTAAATCCCATCATCGACATTTCAGCGTCCTATGTGGGTCAAGCATCAATAACTACTTTAGGCACAGTGACTACGGGAACATGGAATGCAACGCCAATTGATTTGGCAAGTTTCGTATCAGGAAACCTTGCAGTTACCCATCTAAATAGCGGAACATCAGCAAGTAGCTCCACGTTTTGGAGGGGAGACGGAACTTGGGCGGCTCCTGCTAATTCGGGTACGGTAAACAGTGGATTAATTAATCAGGTTGCATGGTATGCAGGAACTGGAAATATAGTTAGTGGCTTGAGCACTGCGAACAATTCTGTATTAGTAACCAGTGCTGGAGGAGTTCCAAGCTTAAGTAGAACTTTACCTTCTGGTTTAACTATTCCTACTCCAATTATTAATCAAATAAATGATACTAATACATTGCCTCTTGTTGTCTTTACAACAACAGCCGCCTCAACTAATTATTTGACTATTCAAAATAATTCAACAACAATGGCGCCTTTGTTAATTGCGGCGGGAAGTGATACAAACATAGATCTAATTGCAAGAGGACAAGGATCTGGAGGGTTTGGAGTACAAAGCACAGGAAATACTCCTTTTAAAGCATATAGTGGTGCAGTATTTCAACATCTAACTAATTTTATTTTTCCAACCTCGGCAGCAACTCAAAATGTTACTTTTCCCGATGCTTCCGGTACAGTGGCTTTTGTAGAAAGTACATTTTCTACAGTAGTAATACAAAAATTTACAGGAAATGGAAGTTATACCTATACACCTACAGCTAATATGAAATATTGTATTGTTGAATGTGTAGGTGCTGGAGGAGGTAGTGGAGGGGCTGCTACTACTTCCGCTATCCAATGTACAGCCGGAGGAGGAGGAGGTGGTGGAGAATATACTAGAAGTGTATTATCCGCGGCCACTGTAGGAGCTTCGAAAACAGTAGTGGTTGGAGCCGGAGGAACGGCTGGTGCAAATACTGGAGGTAATGGAGGGGCTGGAGGAAACACAACTTTTGGAAGCACTTTAGTTACTGCATTGGGTGGTTCAGGTGGTACAGGAATGGCTGCACAAGGAGCAACTGCATCAGCGGCTGGAGGTGCCGGGGGTTCTGGAGGAACGGGAACTTTCGCTGAGGCTGGAGGAAATGGAAGTGCAGGGATCGCCACTTTTGTAGCAACAGCATATTCAGTTTATGGAGGCTCTGGAGGAAATTCTTTTTATGGACAAGGTGGCCCATGTCAACTTAGGATAGCGGTAAATGGTGGTGCTGCAACAGGATTACAAGGATCTGGATATGGATCTGGAGGCGCAGGAGCTATTATTTCTATAAGTGGCCCTGCTGGAGTTGGTTCTGCTGGAAATGATGGAGTTGTAATTATTACAGAATTTATTTGATTTGGAGTTTTTAGTTCATGAAAATTAAATCTTTATATTTTTTTGGATTTTTTTTTTGTTATTTCCTAATATGCATATCCTATGCTTCAATACAAAATGATATTCAATTAGATCCGATTGGTAGAGTTATAAAATATCCCGGGAAAAATGAGATTGATTGTCCAGAACAAAATAGTAATACTGCTGTAATTTTAGCAATAGGACAATCTAATTCAGCAAATCATGGAAGTTACAGATTCAATACTAATTACCCATATCAAGTATTTAATTATTTTGAAGGAAAATGCTATATTGCTTCTTCTCCATTACTAGGTTCTACAGGAATTGATGGGGAATTTATTACTCCAATGGCTGATGAACTTATTGAAAATCATGATTATGAAAAGATAATTATAATTTCTTTTGGAATAGGTGGAACGACTATAAATGAATGGGAAAAGGGCGGCTATTTAAATAATATCATGCAATCGATTTTATCTAAATCTAAATATAAGGTAACTCATGTTATTTGGCATCAAGGAGAAAGTGATTTTGCATTACATACAACAACTGAATTGTACAGATCAAGATTATCTTCTTTAATTGATTCTTTACGAAATCCGGGTTCATTATTTCCAAAATTTTATTATGCTATTGCATCTAAATGTGGTGAAAATATTGAATGGACTCCTATTAATCCAATATCTATTGCCCAAAAATCTGTAGAAAATAAAAAACATAATATTTTTATTGGTGCAAATACGGATGAATTACTTTTATATGATGATAGAGACTTAGGAAGGTGTCATTTTAGTAAATCAGGACAAATAAAAACAGCCAATTCTTTTTTTAATGCGATTCATCGATAACTTTTTTATAACAAACATGGAGTATATTTAATGAAGTATGATTCAAATCAATTTGCTAGTGAAATTGCAGCCTTAACACATAACAAAGAGATTGCTTTCCAGCAATACCATAAAATTTGTGGTGCTCTAGAAATGGTTCAAGCAATGCAAAAAGCAGCATTAGACCATGAGAAAGAAGTAGAGGAAAAAATTGCTGAGGAAGAAAAGGGCGAGTTGGAACCTGTTCCTGAATCTCACGAAGCTGCTTAATTCATTAAGGGCGCAATAAGTTCATAACCACGACTCTTGCGCCTCTTCATCATTTGGTCAATTGTTTTCTGTGCTTCCTCTTCGGAACACAAGAAAATGTTTTTCTTGCCACCACGATTTGAATTACAAGAACCCCAACTGTAATCAAGCCTAATCCTATTATCATCTTCCTGCACTTCTATTTTATAAAATCTGTCTTTAGTTTTATTGATCCATTGGTAAATCAGCATAGGTACTTAACATCTCATCTAAGGTTTCTCTGGTTTCGGTATATTCGTCTTCGTCCATAAAGAAAGAAGGGTCTTGTACATCCACCTGTAGACCCTCTACATAAAATCTCATTGACTTATTTATGCCTAAAAAGTAGGAATAATACAAAATAATGATCTTGAGTGCAAGCGTACTATTTTATTTCGTTAAAAAAATGATTTTCCCTGCTGGACGTTTTAAAGTAGGAAATAATTTTGAAAATTCCTCTTGGGTCATTGTCTTCATTTGGATGATTGGCAAAGTGTAAGGACATCGTTTACATTGCCAAAGGGTGGGGTGTTTTTTGTCGAATTCATGTTTGCACTGTTTCATAACAATAATAATCCTCTTCGTCCATAAAGAAAGTTGGGTCTTGAACACCCACTTGCAAGCCATCAATGTAAAAAGTCATTGGTTCGGTTACGCCTAAAAAGTGGGCATATTACAAAATCATGATCTCTTACGCAAGTGCCTTATAGATAGTAGCACGTGATACGTTCATATCTTTGGCAATAGAACGAATGGATTGGTTGGCGTCGCGCTTTTCTTTTGCGGTTTTAATAAACTTACTATCAACCATAGGAGGGCGGCCCAAATGTTTGCCGGCTTTATTGGCAGCGTCAATGCCTTCGCGTTGTCTAGAACGAATCATAGTACGCTCAAACTCTGCAAATGCTCCCATAATTTGCAATGTTAAAGTCGCCATTGGGTCTTTATGTGCATTAAACGTAAGGTTTTCTTTAATAAATTTAACTGAAACCCCTTTTTCAACAAGGGAATTAATTATTTCTTGAAGGTCTAACAAATTTCGTGCCAACCTGTCAATGCTATCAACTACAAGCTGATCACCTTCACGCACGTAAGCCATGCATTCTTTTAATCCTTCCCTGTCTCGATTACTTCCTGTAACCATATCGACAAACTCCTTGTCTAACTTCAATCCTGCTAATTGTCTGGCTGTATTCTGTCCTTGTGATGATACACGTACATAGCCCACTATTTGATGGGTCATACTATTCGATCACCTTTAGTTCTTCGGATTGTTGTCTTTCTATTGTCTTCAATAAATTAAATATTTCATGAGTAAATGTCGGACACTCATTTGCTGGAATGAAATCCAAGCTCAATATTATTGCCAGTCAAATAGCATTTATAATCTTGTTCAATTAATTTTAGATAAAGCTTTTCACCAAGTTCACGGCTATTTAAGTTGTTCTTTGCCAAAACTTTCAAATAGCATATTGCGCAAACCTTTTGTCCGTTTAAATGAACATTTTTACAAAACCTACACAACCCAGAATCTAATTGTTTTTTAGACCATGCTTCATTCCATTTTGATTGAGATTTCATATTTACTACCAATTAAACCATGAAACAATTATACCACCTTTTTATACATTGTATAGTAAAGTGGCTAAAATAATTAATTACAGGTGTAAGTTGGGGTTGTGATGCGTTGTGACATTTGGTGTACCTTAATTACATGGAGACAGGGCTAGGGCTTCCACCTAGATTTCCCGCTTTACAGGCGGGTGATTTGGCGTATTATCTCGAGTTATCCCGCTATTACATCTACCGCGTCATATTCTATTGGCTTTCTATGTATCTAATAACGTGTTCTAAATCTGGGTTTGAATAACATGCTCTTACTATCTTTCTCCAATTTTCCCAAGATATATGCTTTACCCTATCAGAAGAAAATACCTTCACATGGATTCTTTGTGGCTGCGTGTTAAGAGCGCCAACCGTTAATATTTGATTGTACTCAACACCCTTTAATATTTTTAAGAGATCTTTATCGGCCAATGGGAAATTAATCTCTATTGGTCTTTCTTCTTCTGATTCTTCTCTGTATTTTTCAAAAACGTTATCCATAACACTTATTCCTTTCATGAGTCATCATTCACCAATTTTATTCATTTTTTCTTGATGGGCTTTTTTTAATTGTTCAATCATTTCTGCATATTGATAAAAACTTTTTAAAACTTCTGGCTCAAGATAAACTACATTTGTATCTTGAATGCCATTGTTAGATGCCAACATTATGTGATAACCGTCAAAATCGGCATAAAGTCCATCACCTAAATATTCTCTGTAATTCATTCGTCACCCCATATCATAGTTTTAAGTTTCTCTTTCATGAAACCAAGGTTATGTTGTCCTTCTAATAATGGCCTCATCATCAAATACCAGTCTCCGATTTGATAACAAATATGATCAAGTTGACGGCCAGTAAAAGGAGCCATCTTTCCATTTTGATATTCAATATTCGATTGATATTCACTTAAAACAGACTGCATTATAAAGAATGCCTGATGTCCATTTGGTCTATTGTCTGCACTATGTTTATCGGCAAAATCCCATAGAATTTCACTGATTTTAAGATTAAGTTCTTGGTGTTCTTTTTCTACTTCTTCGGCATTTAACATCATTTGTTCTCATAATAAATTGAATTAACGCGGTTCATTACTAAGCTAAATAAGTTTTTTATATCGTGCTTAATTGCCTCACAATACAGATTTCCTTCACATTTAGTTGATAGAACGCTTAGGCTTCCGCAGATTTCACCGAGGAGCAAAGCGGCTCTATCGCCGCGTCTCATCATTTCATTTATAGCTTCTTCATTCATACTTCGATCCAATCATCTGCTTTAAAATCTGCAAAGGTAGGGTTGAAAGAAAACTGTGACATTTTATGTAAAACCAACCCATCTGTCGGGTCCAAATAAATATAAAAATCAGATTTCCAATCACTCATCCAAGCCTTGGTTCCTTTTTGCAAATCTGGGATTATTTCGCAAAAGGGTCTTGACTCGGTTGCACCTTCGACCATCCAACCATCGGACACCATAATATCTTCGGTGTACATATAATGCTCTATTCCTGGCTGATAGGAATGAACTTTACCCTCTTCCATAATGAAATGAAGGCTGTATTTCCAGTCATGCCTTGTGACTTTTTTACCTGCCTTTAGCAAATACATTGCCTCGCAAAATTTCATTCGTCTATCTCCTTTAATCGATCCATGATTATACTGCTGTGTACTGGCCGCAAGTTATGACGCTCTACGGCCACGTTAAAATAGTTTAAATCTTCACGTGGTTTCATTATCGAAGCAGATACACTTTCAGGATCACACCACAGTCTTTCCTTTTCTTCTTTGGTCAATTTAAAACTTCCGACCGACATACTATGTAAATGACCGTGAACATTTAAAAAGAATCTATTTCCTAGGTTCCTAGGGTGCACTGGTATATGGGTCAATATACATCTCTTCCAATAGTGCGCACCAAAGAGCCTTTGAAAATGACGAACATATAAATCGAAGCTATGACAATCGTGATTCCCCATAATGAGACGCTTGTGGCCATTAAGCCTGTCAGCAATAGCAACATTGACAGCACCGAAAGCAAAATCACCGAGATGAAATACAATGTCTTTCGGATTAACCGTCTCGTTCCAAGCGGTAATAAGGTGTTCATTCATTTCCTCCACTGTTTCAAAGGGGCGAGCTTCCTTCTCATATTCAAGGATTTTCTTGTGTCCAAAGTGCGTGTCACTGGTAAACCATGTTTCAGTCATTTTCGCCTACCTCTTCTATCCCACCATTGAAGCGGTACGTGCTGATTTAATACCAGCACACACCCCGCAACACCTATAGCTTTAAGCCATCTCATTATTAATTCGTGCTCCGTCATGATTATAGATCCGGAATATCATCATCTAAAAAAGGTGGTGGATTATTTTCAGAAACAGCACCTTCTTCTTTCTTGATATAGTCCTCAACCTTATTTTTATCAGGGTATTTGGAACCCAATGGCTTGCCTTTTAACTTATCTTGAGGTATTTCGCTACCCGGTTCGACAACTATTTTTACCTTGACAGACTTATTGATAGCCATTTGAGAACAAAACTTTCCATCTTGATACCCTTCAAAGCAGCCCGCAGACTCTACGAAGTGAACAACTTTCCACATCATTTGCTTGGTAAACACTAAAAAGTCACGAACGTCATTAGTTTTTCCGTTTTCATCATAAACGGTTATGGTCATGTCCATCATTGGGTTGCCAGAGTTAGCGGATTTTGTATCTTGTGACGCAGTAACAACCGCGTCATAAATACCTTCCTTCATTAACTGAAACCTTTCTGCCATTGCTTCCTGCTCGCTCATTACATCATAGTGAAACATACTTTATTCTCCCTGTATTTTAGATTTAAGATGGTCAATGCACTTCTGTATAGAGTCCTTTTGCATATCTTCCCAGCTTTCAGAACTGGCTTTATCCAACCACTTTTGAAAGGTTTCTTCTGGAACTTTGAGCAAGTCAATCAATCGTAAAATCTCTTTGACTTGATCGGGTGTTGCCAATTCTTGGGCTACGGCTTCACGCTCAATCACAGCGCGTCCGTAGCGGCTCGCAATCTCTTCATAAGAAAATGGGAACGTATCACTATCTTGAAACGTTTCAAATCGTGACTTCTTCACAATACCAACCCGGTGTGTGCCACGCTTTTGAATCTCAAATACGAGATCGAAAAGGTAATCGAGTTTCTTGTAACAATCAAACGTTTGCCCCAAAACCGCCAAATTCTGTCCGTACTCGTTTTTAGAGTGCGAAGTAATAATCACATTCAAGTCGAGCCTAAAGAGCAGGTTAAGCAACTGCTTCATGCGCTTGTTGGCTTCTCCGTAGTGACGGCCAAAGTCCGTTCCCACTTTACGCTCTGCTTTCTCTAACAAGTCGTTGTAAGCCAGCGTTAGCGAGTCGAGTATCAAAGTTTTGTAATCGTGCTTGGTCGTTAAAAGCTCCCTGACCTCGTTGATCATCTCGTCAAAGTCTACGGTCATGAGTACCGCCCCGTCTGACTTTTCGATAAGCCTTACATATTGTGGCTTATTGGTTGAGCCTTCCGTATCAATGATATAAGGCTTTGGGAATTGAATTGCTGCATAAGTCTTGCCGACACCAGCCGAACCATAAAACAATGCTTTAAGTCTGCAATCAACGACTGATGGTTTCTTAGCTTTTAACGCCATTTTTACATCTCCTACAAGGTTACAAGTTATGACCATTTAAGGTATTACGAAATAAATTCCATATACACACAGCCCTACAACACAATCACTAAAAACCACCCTGTGTCGTAGGGGTATGGATAAAGCATTCATCTCCGCTGCCCATCTATAAATTCAGTAACCATATAGAAAGCAGCAAGCATGGCTCGGTATTCGATGATGTCTTCGATTGTGTTTTTGGGATCGTTTTTTTCAAGTTCGTCTTCCCAATAGTCAATTCTGTGCTTAACCCATTCTTTAACTTTCTGCGCGTCCACCATGAAACCCCCTTAAAACTTAATCGTTCTGCTGCCGTTACCAAGTCTGTCATTATCATTTTCCAAATCCCTCTTTAATTAGCTGCAATATATGCCCTACTGCTGCGAACTTCGCCTCTTCTCTCCCATCAAACATATTGCCGTCTGATTCGATGTAACCTTGTTCGCTGTCATTATAAATGCGGTAGTAGTAATACTTTTCCGCTGGGTAATCATCGTCTGGATGCTCGAATATTTCGAACTCGTAGCTGCTAAATTTTTCGATCATTTAAGATTGCTCCAACAAGTCATCAAGTGCCTCTTGCTCGGTATTTCCTGAGCCAATGGGGTCACGGCTTGGCGTGTCAAAGTCAATAAGGGCACCATCGTAACCATCCCAAGTTGCCACCCAAGGTTGACATCCCCAAAAGGCTCTATCTTTATCATAGTAAACATGGGGTTTATCGCCATTGATAATGTGTGTTTGCATTATGATCTGCTCCACACAAAGTCGCCGTGTTCCATGTCTTGATGAGATGAATAACCTGCTTCGTGCATTTCATTGCAAAAGTAGTCTTCGCAAGCGGTGTTCAAAATGTCTTGGAGCGTGTCTTTGTAATAGACGAGAATGTTTCGAGTGGTAACTTGTGCAAAGTTGGCTCTGGTTTTAGGGTTTGAATCTTTAAACATGGCAAGCATGGCACAAAGAAAATCGCTGTTTAAGGTTTGGTCTTCGCCATAGAAAGCCCACTCTATTTCACGGTCGATTGACTCAATGTATAGTCTGGCAAGCTCAAGCTGGTAAGGCGTTGAAAGTTTATTTAAGTCAAGCTCGTAGTTATCCCCTACGTGTTTGCCATAGCTATAAACTAGCTCTTGAAGGTAATCATTAAGATTACGTTGATGGTCTGAAATTTTCGTTACTCCTGTAACAATCCCGTTAAAGTTAAACGGATCATCATTCCATGATGGTTGCTTTTGCGCGTTAGAATACGCTAAACTTAATTCGTTCATATAATTCACCTTTGAAACGTAGTTACTTGAACACCGGGGTTGTAGGGTGCGAACCTATAACCTCAGACCTTATTACTTCTCATTTAAACTTCTTTTTACTGCTTCACCTGCCGCTGTGAATCCTTTTAAATACCACTCAAATACCAAGTCATTTACTTTATGCTTTAACATTTCCGGGCTGTGAAGATTGAATATGTGATCTATTTGTTCCCGTATTTTGTTATCTATTTTAACCGCGTTATTTTCCATTGTCTATATATTTCCTTAAATAATTATTTAATTATCGTCATCATTATTATAGACGGAAGAATTCTTTTTTTCTAACTTCTTTTTGTAGTCACTTAAACATTTTGTAACCAAAGAAGTCATAGAACAGTCTTGTTTGATAGCAGTTTGCTTTAAAAATATCAAAAGGTCTTTATCGATTCTCATATTGAAAGTATTAAACCCATGCGCTGATTTTGCCATTTCTACATCCTCTATTTTTGTTGTTTGTTACTGATGTTAGTAACTATAGCAATAATGATTTACTTATGCAAGTAAAATATGAAATAAATAATTAGCTATTTATATTCGGATCTTCGTATTTACTTTTGTATGTGATCTGTATTAGGATTATGAAAAATTAACAGGTAAACTAAGAGTGTTAGCAGCAAGTTACTATCCTGTTCCATGCTGCTGGAACTTTTATTTATTAGCGCAAGATTGCCGACCGCCAAGTTAGTCAATCATGCTTTTAGAACACCGGACGCCAAAGATTGGCAGGTAACGGCTTAGTGCGTCCATACACAAAGGCAATTATACAATGAGCATTGTCAAAAATACACCCCATATATTAAAACATTGCCGTTCTGGCTGGACAAATCTTCAAAATAAAACCATCGATGCAGTCAAAGACCCCGCTACACTTGGCATATATGTTTATCTCGCAAGCAAACCCGAAGACTGGACTATCTCAGAAACTAATTTACAAAGGCGTTTTGGCAAAGGAAGGGATTTTATTCGAGCAAGGTTATCAGAACTTAAACATATAGGTTTACTGAAAACCCACGCGATAAAAGATGAAAAAGGACGTGTGACCCGTTGGGAGACAGTGCTTTACAATGAAATCCAGAATACGGCTTTTCAGGAAGGTGGAAGTAATGTCCAGATTACTGAAAATCCACATTCTGGAAAAACCAGTGATCTGGAGAATCCACCTACTACAAAAGAAAGAGATCTAAAAAAGAAAGATATTAACGATCACACACACAGCGTGGAGTGCGATTTGTTTTTGGAAGCTGAACAACAACGAAAAGCCCTGATGCTCAGAGCCAAGACAGTGAAGCATGAAAAATGCAGAGAACTTTACGAACAATTACCCCAAGAAGTGAAGCAGGAAAAGACTTTTGAAGATGTCCATGATGAATGTGTAACCCACTATGCAACCCAGACAGAGCCACAAATGGTAAGCCCTCAACGGCTTATCTCTTGGATTAAACGTGATATCAAATACCATACCGCACAAGCAAGCCAACCAGCAAAGCATCAAAAATCAGGTGATTCCTTCAACCAGTACATGAATTCTCAAAAACAACAACGAAGTAGTACGTATGACCAACACGGTAATACATATGACCCACTGCGTTAATAACGAGATCATCAACAGGCTGTTTGCCAAGTTTGCCAATAGGTACGGCAAGATATGGACTACAAGGCTTGTGGAAGGTGGTGATTGGGCAGCATGCGCACAAGACTGGCTTGAAGAATTGGCACAATTTGAAATTCCTGTTCTTAGACAAGCGGTAGTTGAGGCATTTGCTTTACACAAAGAATATCCCCCTACACTTGGGCAACTCGTTGACTTGTGCTTTAAGGCCGTGGGATGTCCGGACTTAGATCAAGTTATTAAACGTATGGTTAATAAGCAATTCGACCATCCTTTGGTAAAAATGGTTTATGACAAAGTAGGCTCTTGGACAATTTCGAAGGCAACCGAAAAAGAATTGCATGACAAAGCCAAATACGCTTACGAACAAGTTGTAACCCAATTCAGACAGCAACCAGACACAGCATGGGCGCAACTTGAAGACTACAATGCCAAGCCCAAGGAACTACCACCGCCGCCAAAGATTCCTAAAGACGATGAGATGAAAGCGTTTAGGGAATATATGAGCCAGTGCCAAGAAATCTTGAAAAGCAAAAAGATTGCTGGTGGTGGTAAAACGTACAAGGAATTTGACACCAACAAAATTAAGAAAGGTCATAAGGAGTTCGATCAAGTCGTGTTTAATGAGTACAGAGAATACTTATTGAGCATTCCTGAGACTGAGACAATGATTTTACCGCCAGTGTATTTGATGGAACGTAACAAGTTTTTAAACATGCGCGATCAGACAGAATGGTTAAAGAAATCAGGCTACGTACCGCCTAACGAGCGAGAAGGCGTGCAATCTCCGAAAACCTCTGATAGAAATGGAAGGCCGACAAAGATTTATAAATCGTGGACGAATGACTGATGCACAGAGCGTTATGGATAGCGCGAAAGAATTATTTATGTTCGCTGATTAAAAAAGTTTCTGATGGGCATGGTGGTGATGACATTGAATTTTTGCGTCAACACTGCAAGGAAGTGTTACACGCCCACCCTGATGAGAAAATAGAGGAGGCCATAAAGTGTTATGAAGAGATGGTCGAACAGTTGAGATATTACTAACCAAAGATGGAGAAATGGCACTTTTAAAGGGCGAACAGGCAGCAAAGTTTGTCGCATGGCTTGCAGTGGTGAAAGGATTTTTACCCAAAAGCATGAGTATTGAAGAAGCATCAAATATTTTTTTACGCCGCTGTGCGGATGAGGAGAAGGAAGCAAAGCATGTCAAAACGCAAAACGGTTGATTTACGCGACCAACAGGAAGTTCTCGCGTTAATGAAAATATTGTACGGAAATGATGAGGTCAAGGATGACACGAAAATTTCTGATTCCCACGGAAAACCAAGAGCAAAGAGCCTTGGTCAAGTGGCTGAGTCTACACCCGGTCTTGAAGGATTACTTTTACAAGAATAACAACGAGGGGAAACGCACCGAAGCACAAACTTGGAACTTGAAGTTAATGGGATTGCGTCCGGGCGTGAGTGACTTATTTATTCCCTACCCTAGCCGAACAGGGTTATACGCTGGTTTATGGTTGGAAGTTAAAAGAAATATGAACTATCCACCATCAGCAAGGAAGTCTGAAACTTGGGTTAGGCAACAAGAATGGATTGACAGGATGAAAACTGTTGGGTACGATGGTTATTTTTGTTATGGGTTTGAAGATGGCATTAAAATCATTGAGAGATATCTCAAAGAGTGATTTAACAATCACTGATAAAGTACGATTCATGGATAAAGTGAGTGTTCCATTTAAGAAAAATGAATGTTGGGAATGGAATGCTTTTAAAAATAAGAAAGGATATGGGCAGATTATGTATCGTGATTTGGGTAATGTAGCTGCTCATAGATTTTCTTATTTGCTATTTGTTGGGGATTTTGAGCAGAAAAAAATTATATGCCGTAAATGCGACAATCCATCTTGCGTTAACCCGAATCATTTATTTGTTGGTACTCATGGTGACAACATGAGAGATAAAATAAAAAAGGGGAGAGCAAAAAATCCACCTTTAAATCTAGGGGTAAAGCATCATTTATCCAAAGTAAATCCTGATATTGTTAAAGAAATACGTAATTTGTTTTTACAAGGAGCAAGTCAAACTTATCTAGCAACGAAATTTTCATTGCATATCAGTTCAATGCATAATATTTGTAGAAATAAAACGTGGAAGAATGTAAAGTAGATTTACTAAAGCACTCCAGTGATCCATTAAGACGTTTTCAAACTTTGCCGGTTACGAAGCGTCTTAATGGAGTAAGTTGTTTTAATGCCTATCTCTCCGCTTGATTTTCTATTATTATTGATTTGTTTCATGAAAACTTCCTTGCTTTCGTAGCCCTAGCAATAGGGCTATTTTTTGCTACACTTAATTAAACTAGACAAGGATAGTTAACATGCCAAAATTTAGTCAAGCGTCATTCTCAAAATTAAGTACCTGTCATCCTGACCTACAAGCCTTGTTCTACGAGGTAATCAAATTCTTTGACTGCACAATCTTGGAAGGTTATCGCAACGAAGCCGATCAAGAAGCTGCTTTTGCTAAAGGCAATACAAAACTTCATTACCCACACGGCAAACATAATCAAAATCCTTCAATGGCGGTAGATGTGGCACCCTATCCTGTTAACTTTAACGATGACAAACTGGCAATATGGTTCGGTGGTTACGTTCTAGGTATTGCCCAGAAACTTAAGGATGAGGGCAAAATGTCTCATTCTGTGAGATGGGGCGGTTCATGGGATGGACTGGGCAAGCTGGACAGACCCGGACAACTCAATGATGCCGATCACTTTGAGCTTGTAGTTTAAGGGGTGAGCTATGGACTGGCTGAAAGAGATACTCAAAAATAAACCGCACATAGTTTTATCAATGCCAGCTATATTGTGTTTTATCACGTTTTGTACGAATCTCTTTACAGCCTTGACCGATGGCAAGATTGATGCAAACGAGCTTAGTACTTTGCTGGGAACTGCGGACGGTTTTGAAACTGTAGTTTTATTTGTCGTTATGATGGCATTGCGAAACAAAAAACAGTAATATACATTTATAGTTTTACATACACTAAAGGATTAGTGCAATGACTAGAAACGCAAGGATTAAAAAGCCTGAAGAGGTTACGGATATTGCTAGAAATAGCAAGTTCACACCTGAACGAAGGGCTAAGATTATACACGACATATCAAGGCGTGTTCCCTATGAACTAGCAGCCGAAGCGAACGGCATTTGCGAAGCTACTTTATACGATTGGCTCAATACTGGTAAGGCTCATCAACTCGAAGGGCTGGACACAGACTTCACCAAGTTTTCCGAGGCTATAAAAAGGGCTGAACTCAACAGAGTACTTGAACACACCGACATGATTGCGGCTAAGCCTGAGAGATGGCAAGCTGATGCGTGGCTATTGGAAAGACGATGGCCTAAATACTTCGGCAACAATATCTTACTCAAAGAACTTAACGAGCGTATGAACCAGATGGCAGGGGCTAAGCATGGAAAAAATATCGAAGAAGATAGTTGCGAAGATGATCAAGCGTAACGACAAGAAAGAAGAACGCAAAGACGCAATCAAAGACAAAAAAGACTTTCAACCTAAGAGGGGCAAATAATCATGGGCGCTAAATACACATCACCTAAACCAGAAGGCTACTTAGAAACACGCAACAACGTATACCTTGACCGTGAACGTAAGCAAGAAGTGCGTACCTATCGTGAAGCTGGTGCCTCTCGTAACCTTCCTGCTCAAAGCAAAGAGAACTACGGGTTAAAAGGTTATTATAAATAAATGTACATAAATACTTGTTTAATTAAATAAGTAAATGTATAATCTCCTCATTGAATCAGATGAGGAGTTAAACATGAACACAGCGCAACAATTAAAAAGAGATTACAGGGGTCACTTAGACATGATGCTTGCAGAAGCACAGGTTTGGGGAAATAAAGAGCCTGTAATGGCTTTTATTGATGGCAATGAATTTCCAGTTTACACCTTTACAGATGGAAGCAGTTTAGAGTTTAAAGTGCGTCATGATTTTGCGCACGAAGTTAGATTGTTAGGTTAAATCATTTGGCGCATGATGCGCCTTTAAAAAGAAGGAGTGTTACATGATTACATTGGAAGTATTGCAAAAGCGTAGAGATGATCTAGCTTCAACCTTAGTCACGAGTGCGGTTGATCATGACCTGCTCAAGGACAGATTGAAGGTAATCAAAAAGGAGATTGCGAACATACAGGGCGCAATCATTGAAGTCGTTCACATGATCGAATCGTTATAAGGACATAACACCATGAGTTTACTTAGTTCTATTATCCTTCCAAAACTCGAAGCTGAATTGCTAGCGCAAGAGCCAGCTATTGCCGAGTTTCTAGTCAAACAAGTACACACTTTAGCAACCGAAGTTATTACTTGGGCACAATCTAAAGTTCCATCATTAGCAGGTGATGCTAATGCCAGCTAAAAAACCTATGAAAAAAGACATGCCCATGAAGGACATGAAGAAGAAGAAAGACGGCAAAGACATGAAGAAATCCAAGAAGGATTGCATGTAATATCCAATGATAGACTTGTTTATGATATGATATCCCTTTTAATGGGGATATCATGACAACAACATATGAAAAGGTTAAAGAGTGGAGAAAGAACAATCCTGAAAAAGTAGCCGAGCAAGCTAAAAGATATAGATTGAAACATCCTGAAACTAATGCAAAGGCTAGCAAGAAGTACTATGAAAAGGATGTGGAAGCTTCAAGAGAGAAGCATAAATTACGAGCTAGAGAATATAGAAAAACGAAGCCAGAGTTGCAAAAGGCACGAGCTGAAAGGTTTAAGATTAAAAGTGAAGCTGCTCTTTGGGAAATAGCTGGAAGACCTAGGGCTGCTGTATGTGAATTATGTTTAACCGTTGTAACTACTGTGTTTGACCATTGTCATGATGGTGGTCACTTTCGAGGTTGGATATGTGATAGATGTAATCGAGTACTCGGTTCCGTCAAGGATGATGTGAAGTTGCTACAAGCAATGATTAACTATTTGGAGAATGACCGTGGCAAAGTTAACAGCGAAGAAGAGAAATGCCTTACCTAAATCAGATTTTGCGCTTCCCGGGATAGAAAAGTACCCGGTCGAGGACAAAAATCACGCAAAGAATGCCAAGGCTCGCGCATCAGAGATGGAAAAGAAAGGGAAGCTGTCTATGTCATCTAAGCAAAAGATAGATGCTAAAGCCGATAAAGTGCTGGGCAAGAAAAAGAAGTAATCAGCACTTAACACATAGGGATGTGATTATATGGCTACTATCCGCAATACGTGGGTCGAGAAGATAAAAAAGAAAAAAGAGCATGAGACGGCACCATCTTATGAACGTGATCCTTTGGCTGATACCTATGCGCATGATGCGAAGAAGCCAAAAAAACGATTCTCTGTACCTGCTACATCTTGTTTAATAAAAACTTTGCGAGGGGTTAGAAGGTGATATATAATACATATTTTATGGATATATTATATGGGTTATATTACTTTTGTATCAAAAATATGCAAATTTTGTGGAAATAAATACGAAGTTCCAAAGCACAAAGAATTTAGTAGTTCTTATTGTTCTAAAAAATGTTGTATCTCTGGAATTGGTCAGTTAAGGAGTCGTCCATTATTGGAGAGGTTCAAAGAAAAAATGGATTTAATAGATATTAATGGATGCATTAATTGGTTAGGAACAAAAGATAACAAAGGTTATGGAAAGTTTTTTGTTAAAAAAATAAATAACATTTCAAAACAAGTTTTGGCGCATAGAATGGCTTATATATTGTTTAAAGGTGAAATTCCATTGGGTCATGAGGTTTGTCACAGTTGTGATAATCCATTATGTGTTAATGTCGATCATTTATGGATAGGTAAACATAGGGATAATATGAAAGATATGATTCAAAAAAAACGTGACCGATTTGGCGGAAGGACAAGGAAATAGATGCAATGTCACAGTTGTAGCTATCCTGATTCTCGCGTGGTGGAAACGAAACGGGATGATAGGCTAAATAAAATCGTAAGACGTCGCGAATGTATGCGTTGCGGTGTCCGATTCACCACGCAAGAAAACATTAGAGAAAACCCAAACTATCAAACGCCTCCACCGCGGAGGATATTAGAGAAATGAAATCTGCTGCTGAACTAATAAAAACATTTAATGAATATGAGGCCGGGATTAACAGAGGCACTAAAAAACAATTAACTATTCTACCCGATAGGATGATTATTCATGCGCATGAGCAAGATAAAATTTATGTTCCAACTGCCACCGGTGCTATTTTTCATGACAGCGATCAATTTGTCCGCGTCATTATGGGGCCTTATGGAAGTGGCAAATCTACACTATCA